GAGAACAAAAGAAATCTTTGAAATATAGCACCTGTTGAAACAATCCATCAGTATATAGAGAGTCAGGGTGAGAAAGATAAACCGGGCAGTAAAAATAAGAATCTATCCAAATAAAGAACAGGTTACTATCAGTTACTACTACAAAAAGGTCATAAAAAAATGACCTTTAAATTCTTGTGATCGTCAATCTGGATTTCTTTAATGACTGATCTCCAGAGCTGACGGCGTTCTGCTGGTTCCAATGTCTGATATATAGAATCCAGATCCATCTTTAAGAGCTTCTGGATTGGAGCCAGATCTTTCTGCTCCTGGTTATGTGGGAGATTCTCCAATTCTTTTATATATTTCTCTTTATCTCTTTTTAGCTCCTCCATAGTAATTATGTCATTTACGTACAGATCTTTCAACTTATCAATTTTTCTCAGGAGTGCTGCTCTCCGGGAATCATAATCAATCACTTTAGCACTTGTAATTTCATATTCTGCAATATGCTCCTGTAGGAGAGGTTTGATATTTGCAATCAGGTACCTTTCTATACATGATTCGAATATAACTTTGCGATTACTGCAACGCTTGCTTGGATAGGCGCCATGACATTTGTAGAAAGGATATTTGTAAAAGCCACCAGTTTTTTTCTTTATTTTTCGTGTAGCGCCGGAAAATGAATGACCGCAGTGAGCACAGCGGAGTAAACCACTAAATATATAGTTATATTTCTGACTGATTTTGACATTAATAGCAAGCAACTCCTGTACACGCTCAAACAGATCCAATGGAATGATGGCAGGACAATAATGATCGTTATCCCGGAAAACACCAATATATTTTTTGTTTTTTTAGATTGCAGTTTTGAGATTGCTTTGAGTCATAACGATACCCATATCAGATTCCAGATGCGTGATTGTCTGGTTCAGGGAATTGCAAGCAGCATAAAACTGAAAGATATGCAACACCTTTTCAGCGTCCTGATTAGGTACAAGATGTTTGTTTTCAACGGAAAATCCGAGAGGTGCTTTTCCGGACAGAACTTCACCCTGCCGGTATTTATAGTCAAACACGTCCCGGATCCGGACAGAATCGTTCTCTGCTTCCAGCTCTGCAAAGGTCATGGACTGCGCAACGAAAGCCCGGCCATGTGGTGTGGTCGTATCAAAGTACGGCTGATCGACAGCAAGCCAGTCACAATGGTTCGCTTCGAGAACCGCCTGCGTATTTAGATAGTGTCGCAGGCTGCGGAACCAGCGGTCGAGTTTAGTGAAAATAATCAGATTCACGCGTCCGAGCCGGACATCATCAAGCAACTGCTCAAAATCTCCGCGTTTGATTTTTCTGCCGGAGATTCCATCGTCAATGTAGGTTCCGGCCAGAACCATGTTCTCTTTAGATGCAATATAGGCTTTGCAGGTGGAGAGCTGTTCATCAATACTGTCTCCCTTTTTTGCCTGCCGGTCTGTGGAGACACGTACATATATAGCAACATTTGTTATACTCATAGTATCCTCCTTAAAAATGGGTATAAAAAATACACCTATGCAGGCGTATCAGTTCGTGCTATAATTCTAATTGTCTGGAAAAGAATTGTAGCATCAACTGATAGCTGCAGAGTTTTCACAAAGTCGTCCTGGTGCGCCAACACTGGGACGATTTTTATTTATCTATAACATTTCTTGCACGCATCATATCCGCGCGCTTTAGCTTCGCTGATTGTTACCGTATACGGATCATTCATTTTACTGCAGTCTTTACTGAGATGATATTTTTTTCCTGTATCGCAGATCCATACATAGGTTCCTAGAGGAGCCTTCTTTGCAATTACCTTGATTTTATAAGTCCATTTTACAGATTTATATTTGCCTGTAACAACAACAGAACCTTTTGACTTGGCAGTGATAACTCCTTTAGAGCTTACGGTAGCAATTTTGGGATTACTGCTTTTGTAAGTCATTTTAACCGGAGCTTTAATGACTTTCTTTTGGTTCACAACCATAGTAATAGATTTGGTTTGATTTGCGACCTTTTTGGTTGCTGCCTGAACGGGAACTGTAAAGAGAGACAATATCATAACCATAGAAAGAATCAAAGACAATAATTTCTTTTTCTTGTTCATGTTCGTTCCACCCCTAGATAATTATTTGTCGGACAGTAATTTAGCGATTCTGTCAAGCTGACGAATGATAATAAAATTCTGTTCAAGGACTGCACGCTGATAGTTCATAATATTTTTCTGAATATCACGATCACTTCCGGCACCCAAAGAGATTCCAAGCTCTGTAAGACCGGTACCACTTAGTTCATTAAGAATACTTTTGACAGATTCAATATCATTAGGATCTTTTAAATTTTCCATTCCGAATTTACGGAGAGCTGCAAGATCCTTTTCTGCCTGTTTTGCCTCGGCTTCTGCCTGCTTACGGGCTTTCTTTTCTTCTTTGGTTTCACCACTATTATTAAAAAGACCCATCATTTATACCTCCTTGATTGGAAAAACTTACCGGTAGTATTATGATGAGTTTCCCCCTTATAATGTTTCCTGCACCCAGCTGTTACTTACTAACGGGAAGGTGTGGAAACAATGGTGAAAAGAAAATACATACATTACGGCAACTGCAAAATATACGCTTTGTATTATCACAGCAACAATACTATATATATTAATCTTGACTTTAATGGGGGAACTCAAATCATAATACTTAAATAAATAGTTAGTTGCAGCTGGGTGTTTTATTATCCAGCATTTGTTTTTTCATCACCTGTAACAGGTGGGTGCATAATTTCTAATTCTTCTGGGCTGTCTGGAGCACCACCAGCACCCATAAGATTCTCTTTAAAGTGATTCAGGATCTGTCTTCGGATCGCTGGATCGATTTCAAAATAAGTCTTAATGATTTCCTTTTCAAGATCTGTCGCATTATGCTGCGCGGCAAATTCATCAAGACTGAATGTCTCTGGTTGTATGCGCATAGGTTCTGTGCCATTTCGCAACCATTCTTCACTTATTTCGAATTTCTCACAAATATCTTCGATCAGTCGGTCGCTAGGACTCCCTGTCTTTAAGAGTTTGCTCACGTATGGTTGAGTAATATTTAATTTTTGAGCAAATGCAGTTTTGGTCATGCCTGACTCTTCTATTAGTAAGGCAATTCTTTCTTGCATAGTATTAATCTCGTTCACCTCCCTTAACTGAGTTAAGTATAACAAAAAGAATAATAGTAGTCAATACAAAATATAACTGAGTTATGAAAAAAGTGTTGACAGTATAACTGAGACATGGTAATGTATAACTAAGTTAAGAGAAAAGGAGATGAAAATAACGAAAAAATAAAAAACTCCCGATTCTTTATGGAACCGGGAATTGCGGAAATTAGTGCCGGATATGCAAATAATGTGAAGTATTGCCAAGAGTTACGGATCTGTTTATCGGTCCACGATTGGAGTAAATTCGTAAATCAACCTTTTTTCCGGGAACTAATTGAATATCTCGACAGGATACAAATTCAAGGATTAAAGAAAGGGGATGTGAAATGCTGGAGAGACCCAGGCGAAGAGTTGGAGGAATAGACGAATTTATGATCCAACGAACAGCAAGACAGATTTTAAAAGAAATGCAGGAATGCGGATGGACTCAGGGAGAGGCTGAGTTACTTCCGAAGTATTTAGAATCTGCGATAAAACAAAATAGCGAACGGATCAGAAAACTGAAACCATTCGCTATTTGCGAGATTACAGAAGAATCTCCTTGACTTCCGAAACGGTTCTGTCGTAGTTAGCGGCAATCATTTCAAGAGTCATTTCGGTATCATCAGGATGCAGTTCCTTATGAATACTGTAAAGCAGAGCAATATTGTGAATTGCAATTTCTTTTTCACTCATGTAGTAGTCTCCTTTCTTTAGTTTTCAGTCTCTGGTACAGACTGATAGCTAAAGTATAGGAGAGAAGAAAGAAAAGTACAAGCCGAAACGGAGGAGCACAACATAAATGGCAATCACAAGAAAGGTAGATACGGATGTATATTGCGATATTTGCGGCAAATGGGTTATGGGCTGGACATCCAATAATGACGGAGTTAGCAGGGCATGGGCTGCTAAGTATGCGAGAAAGAAAGGATGCACAGTTGGAAAGAAAATCATCTGTAAAGAGTGCAGGATAGAGAAGCGGATCCAGACATGCAGCATACAGCAAAAGATTGGAAGTGCAGGAAGAGACAGCGATGGAACCTGCATGGGATTCGGAGGTGAAGCATCAGATGAACCACTGGAAAAGTGTAAACAGTGTATAGCATGTACATCATACCAATGGAAAGAAGAATAGCCGAAACGGTCAGCAATGACCGTCTGGACACGATGGCAACGTGTCCACTGATGAGGTAAGCCAGAAAGGGGCGAAAAATATGTCACAGAAGAATATGGAAGTAATGTTAAGCATGGAAGACAAAGCCGAAGCCGAAGAACTGACAGCGTTTCTGCAGTCTGTAAACATCACCAAACAGACGCTGATGGACACATTCCTGAAAGGTGTCAAGGTGGGGGCAAGCATGTCGGCTCAGAAAAAGCCGGCATAAGGGAGGGACGACCTTGATTGAAAGATGGAAAGATATTCCAGGATATGACGGCAAATACCAGGCGAGCACAGAGGGGAACATCCGGAGAACTTTGAAATCCGGACAGTTTCGCAGCATGACTCCCTATCACAAAAAAATGAAAGGGAGTCAGCGCCTGGTTGTGAAGCTCACAAAAGACGGAAAAGCGAAAGAGGAGATAGTTCTCTCCCTGATTGCAAGGACGTTTTTAGGACCTGTTCCTGACGGTGCGGTTCCGTATCATAAGAACGGAATGCAGTCTGAGAATCACATAAACAATATAGCATACATACCCAGACAGGAACTTGGAAAGCTGACCGGTTACAGTTCCAGAAATAAAATAGTCGTGAAATTGGACAGTTGCGGACAGGATGTGGAATATTACAGATCTGCGAGAGAAGCAGCGAAAAAGAATTTTTTGAGTCGACAAGCTATCACTGATCGTTGTAACGGGAAAACAAAACGCGGACCGGCTCCGGATGGATACGAATATGCCTGGGACAACAGCAAAGCAAGCCGACGCAAAGCAATAAGACGCCTGGAGCTGGCTGGCGGATATACACCAATGCCGACAGCTCCTGCAGTAGAATTTGAGTTTTAGGAGGGGGAAGAAGATGGAAACGCAAGGAACATTCAATACAGTAAGATTTTACGAAACCCTTGCCATGATCCTCTCAAAGAAGCATGGCGTTGACATCACCGTAAAGGTGAAAGAAAAGCCAAAGAAAGAGGAAACAGCATAAGGAGGCAGAAATGGAACGAAAAGTAATCACATCAATGCTGACAGGGTATCTGATCTCAATGCTGCCGGTTTGGGAGATCGGCAGCAGGATCCAGGCGATTATGCTTACACTTGCGATAAGCGTGTGCGCATTCATATTCATGCTCTGGATTGAAGATATATTCGAGAACATAAAAAAGACTCTCACGTTGGCAGACGTGGGAGCCAAAAAGAAAAAACAACTTTTGTAAATAGTATAAGAAACCTGAAAAGAAATGTCAAGGAGGATTATATGTTAAAGACTGATTTTAATGGGTATAAAGAATTTAAAGAGAAGCTGGCAAATACAAGCGGAGAGGAGAATGCGAAAGTGTGCATGGAACGTATTCAGATGTGAACTAATAAGTTTACAGATATGATAAATCCTCTTCCGGCAGGAGATACGGCATTTGTGATCGTAGCTTTAGAAACTATAGCGAAAACACTTCGCGGAGAATGCGCAGAAGAGAGCTTTCTTGCTGATATGCTGAAAATAATAATTGGCGCCGAAAGCAAAACGACGACAGTTAAAGGCGATGCGAATACAACCGAAGCAGCAGTAAGAACATACGCGGAATCCTTAAAAAAATAGTACGGTATTATGTAAACTGAATGAGCTGGCATACATGCAACAAATGTCAGCTCAGAATCATGTGTAACGATCTTTATATCATTGCAATGCCGGATCCTTGAAAACTCAGAAAGCAAGCCTGAAAGCAGGGGAGAGAAACCCCTGTTGCAAACTTGCTAGAAGTATTAGAGATGGATTCAAAAGGGGACTTATATGAGTTACAAAAGTATGAGAATGAGGTTCCGGAATGTCACAGAGGTGTATGAGTATCATACAGCAAGGTATGGAGCGCCGGAACAGAAGAGGCAGGAGAAGAAGAAAGCCACCCCGGAACAGATGAAGAAGAGGAACCAGTATAACCGGGAGAGGCTGGCAAGGTGGAAACTCCGGAACAACTTTGACGTGGATGATTATTTTTCAAGATTATCCTATGCGATAGACAAGAGACCGGTATCCATGGAAGCAGCAAAGGAAGACTGGAAAGCATTCCTGCAGGTTCTCCGGAGAGAATACAAGAAACGGGGAGCAGAGCTGAAATGGATGCGAAACATTGAGGTGGGAACCAAAGGAGCCTGGCACATGCACATCATAGTGAACAGGATCCCGGACACCGACATCATTTTACGAAAGGCGTGGCCGCATGGACAGGTGGAGAACAAACTCATGTACGAAAAGGGTGAGTTTGCTGATCTGGCAGCGTACATAACAAAGACACCGGATACGGAGCCGAGACTAAGAGAAGCGAGTTATTCAGCGTCGAGAAACCTGCCGATTCCGGAACCGGATGAAAAAGTGTATAACCACTGGAAAACATGGGGAAAAGTCAGGATTCCGAAAGGGTGGGAAGTGGACAAGGACTCTTTTCACGAAGGTATAAACGATGTGACCGGTCAACCATACCGCACATATACACTGATCCGCACGAAGAGACTGCCAAAGAAGCAGGAACAGAAAAAGAAAGTAAAGAAAAAGAGGGAATAAGGGCATGAAAGTAAATATATATCTGGAGACGGACAAGCAAAACCAGGAATGCACCTGGCGAAAATACGGATATGTACTTGAAGCCATGGCCGGAAGATGCATACCAGTAACCCGTGTAGGGTTCGGATCAGCAGAGGGAACATATCACAAGTGCAATCTGCAGGCGCTAGAAGAAGCTCTTGTACGATTCCACAAAGAATGTGAGGTATGCGTATATACAAAAGACGCGTTTGTTGCAGCACGGATCCTGAAAATAGATGAAATGGCAGCAACAGATTTCAAAGATACAAAAGGCAAACCGATAAAGAACGCTAAGGAATGGGAGAGTATCTGCAGAAAGATAAAAGAGTGCAGCATCGTGATATCCTCTCACTCTGGAAAGCACACATACTCCGTATGGATGCAGGAGGAAATGAAAAAAGATGGAGGAGATATGGGGAAAGGGATGGAGCCTGAGACCAGAACAGAACCCGGCTGACATGGAATACATAGGCACGATTACTAGATCAGGATATAAATTCACGTATTACAAAGACCAGAAAGGAGGGATTTATTTTGACAGCGAGCCAGAGAACGGCAAACCCGAATGGATGCGCCGAGCCGACGAAGAAAGAGGACGACGGAATAGACACAAACATTGAAGCTCTGGAAGAATACATCTGCGACAATATCTGCAGATACAGAGAAGAAGATTTAAACCAGGAGAAACTGGATTATTTCTGCCATTACTGTGAACTGCAGAAGCATACAGACGGGATCAAAGCAGAATATGACAAGATCAATCACTTTGACCATAGCCAGGCTATGAAACTTATGGACAGGTACAAGCATATTGTACTCTGCGAAGAATGTGAGTACAGATATTACTCAGAACCAGAAAACATAGGCTATTGCCAGTGTGTAGAGGGAATACGCAGAAAACTGAAACCAGGGGACGGATGTAGCTGCGGAAAAAGAAAAGAATAACAACAAGAAAAGGGGAAAATTATGAGAACAGTAGCGGTTATTAACTTAAAAGGCGGAGTGGCTAAGACGATCACATCAAACAGCATTGCGTACATCCTTGCAAACCAGGGATACAGAGTGCTCCTGCTTGACAACGATAAGCAAGGGGATGCATCGAGAGGATTGAACCGACGCACCCAGGATGGAGAGGGCATTGACAGGATCATGACGACGCGGCATCCGGAAGACTGGATGCACAAGCTCATCAAAAAAACAGATTTTGAGAATCTGGACGTGCTCCCGGCAAACATGCGTCTGCTTACAGCAAATCAGACGGTCATGCTGGATCAGACACGCCCGCAGCAGTATCGTATCAAGAACGCACTCGAATGTGTCAAGGATCTGTATGATTTCTGCATCATTGACAACGCACCGGATATTAATATCTCCACGATCAATGCGCTGACAGCGTGCAATGATGTATTGATTCCTGTCGAAATCGACGACAACACCGGAGAGGGACTACCGGAGCTTGTCAATCAGATCCGGTATACGCGAGAAGACCTGAACGAAGATCTTGAGAATTATTGGATCTTTATCACGAAATACGACAGAAGAAACGAAGCGCAGCGACAAGGGCTGGAGCTGATCCAGGCAGCAGAATACCCGATGTTAAAAACACGTATCAGATATTCCAGAAAAGTATCAGAGTGTACATACGCGAGAATCCCGATTCCGAAGTACTCACCGAGATCTTTAGCTGCAAAGGACTATGAGGACCTTGTAACAGAGTATATTGCAGAGCTGAACATATCAGGAGGTGAGGAGTAATGGCTTTTAACCTTGCCGATATGGTTGCGAAACGTCCGAAACAGATACAGGAAGAAAACTCAAGTGATACGGTGTACAGAGACGTGTTCAAACTAATCCCATCGAAAGCGAATTTTTACGGGGTCAAGCCGGAGAAACTGCAGGGATTGAAGAACTCTATACTGCTGTTCGGAGTGATGCAGGATGTCCTGATCGAAGAGAGGGACGGAGAGGATTACATAATTTCCGGACACTGCCGGACAATGTGCTGCAGGATGCTGGTAGAGGAGGGACATGAAGAGTTTCGAAAGATAAACTGCAAATATACAAAAGTAAAAAATAATGCACGTAAGAATTTGATTGAGGAAAACTGCATTAACGGTTCGGCAACAAGGGAAAATGACGACGCAATATCAAAGTTGCTTGAACGCCTGTCTGTTATCCAGGCGAACCGGTTTAGGGATAAATCAGACTGGGAGAAGATGCGAGAAGCTCTGGATACCGAGGAGATCATAAAAGAGCTGAAAAACCTTGCTGGACTGAAAGGCAAAACAAGAGACATCGTACGAGAAACGATCGGCGTATCCGGAACACAGATGGAAAGATACCACGCAGTCCAGAAAAGACTCAGTGCTGAATGGATGGCAGAGTTTGAGGCGGAGAAGATCAACATCACCGTGGCCCGTGAGCTTGCTGATCTGGATGAAAAATACCAGAAGCAGGCTATGGAGCACTACATGGAGCACGACATCATAACGCAAGCGGAAGTAAGAGCTTTTAAGAAACTCCAGGAAGACAACAGAGACATTCCGGGACAGTTCACACTTGCGCAGGCAACCGGGCAGCAGAGACCGCCAGAGAATGAAACACCGGTACAACCAGAATTGCAGATAGAGCGACTGTTTGAAGCGCTGAATAAAGGCGAGAAAGAAAGAGTTGTCAAATGCGACACAAGAATGGCTGCATACTTAATCAGTATCAGATACAGGGATGTCCGGATCAGAAACGGACATTTCAATTATCAGGCAAGTAAAGAGGGGATAACATTCAATCCTGACAGTACAATGCAGTACAGCCTGACATGGAATGAATTGTCTGAGGAGCTGGTGAAAAGATTCGGAAAGAAACAGAAGCCGGTCCGCATAGTATCCATAGACACTCCGGAGAAACCACAGAACAGTCCAAAAGAACAGACAGAGACACAGGAAAAAGACCAAGGCGTAAGATGTATCGCAGGAAAATCAAAATCCGGAATATGTGGCTCAGCATATTATTGCAGTGCTCCATATGTCTGTTGCGTAAATTGTCCAGAAGAATGCAATATTCGCTGCGGATGGATAGAAAAACGCTGCCAAACGGAAGCAGACGCGCCGGATAAAAAGCAGCAGAAAGACCATACCGGCGAAACCACCGAAATGCTAAAAGACAATGCAAATTCAGATCTTCCAGTAATGAGAAATAACGATCAGAGAAAAGAATGGTTAAGAAACTACAAAAGTTGGGGACTTTGGTATGAGGATAAAAACATAGAAGTCAAATACTACAAATACGATTTTGATAACGGAGCGCGTTTGATAGTAGAAGAATACACCTCAGATTTAGGAAATAATAAAAGCTGGTGGGTATCCAGCACAAAAGAATCATATTACATGCACTTAGTGGGAGGACCTGAACCAGATCGGGCTGGTGGTGTGCCGAAATGGACGTATCATACACGATATAATAAATTCCCTAATTCAGAGACTGAATTGGTTGAGTTCCTGAAAGAAATGCAGAAATAATGGGAGGGTTAACAATTGAAGGAAAAACCGTTTTATGTTCATATTGAGCTGCACAAGGAAATCGTAAAGAATGCATGGATTATCAGCTATGAGGAAAGAAAAATCCTTGTAATTGAATTTCAGGAAACTGTTACAGAGGATGAAAGCGTTGCATATGTATTCGCCCTGGCAAAAAGCCTGGTATCAGAAAAGAACACAAAAGAATTAAGTCCGGAAGTAATGCGGATGGTAAGAGGAACTTACGTCCGCATTCTGGACGCAGAAATGCAGGAACTTATTGATAATGGAATTGAAATGGAGAGATATGACTAGAGAAATTATATTTAAGGGGAAAAAGGTAGATAACGGTGAATGGATAGAAGGATACCTGTTTGATGATGGAATGCTGGGAGAAAAGCGAATGTTCATAGGGGAATTGGTAATAGCACCGTACGAAGGTCCTATACGCGGCAAATGGACCGTTATAGCAAATGGATTTGATGAAGTTGACCCGGATACAATCTGCCAGTTCACAGGATTTTGTGACAAAAATGGAAGCAAAATCTGGGAAAACGACATTATCAAATATCATTTCGGAGAAATCTATGCTCCAATCAAATATGGATATTATCAAAATTGTTTTGATTCTCAGAAAACAGAACATGTCGGATTCTATGTAGATTGGACGGGCGACAAATGCCTTAGAAAAGATTTAGGATATTGGATTGACATGGTATACGCTATACCAGTTGGAAACATTTTCGACAACCCAGAGTTAGCGAAGGAGGAATAAGCATGGAAAAGACATGTAAAAGCTGCAGAGAGAATGATTGTGGTCTCTGCGATCGCACCGGTCGCCTGGTAGAGGACGACGATCAGTGCGAGAAATGGGTAAGCAATCAACCAGAATGGAAAACGAAAATGATGCAGACGTTCCTTGCAGGACATTAAGGAGGACGAAATGGTCAAAAAACTGTATGAGGTGAGAAACAGATCCGGCGATCTGATACTAGAGAGTGCAACAAGCGGAGAAATCAGAGAAGCGCTGCATTGCACAACCGCCCAGGTCAACAACGCCAGAACATCCGGGGATCACATATTCGGAGAGTACGAAGTAAAAGAAGTTGACAGGAAATTAAGCAGAAAGGTAGATTTTGACCTGCTGAGAGAATTTGAGTCCGTCTGCGATCAGCTGTTAGGCAGCAGGAAAGAAAAGAAATGAATAAGAGACAGAAAAAGAAACTATACAAGCAGGAGACAGGCAAAAACCCGCCGAAAAAAATGAAATATTCCGGGAAAAGCTATCACCGGGCAATAAACAAGCCGTGGGGAGGAAAGAAAACGACAGTAAACTACTCCTGGGACTGCGAGAAGCTGAAAGAAATTGCAACACAATTCACAAAAGCATGGGCCGGTAACAGGGTAACGATAAGAAAGGCAGCGGATGCACTGATAAAACTGTTTGCAGGCATAGGAATCAACATTTCCGAAGTTCCGGAAAGTTCATACGCAGTAAATACGAGAAATGTGGTAAATACAACAAAAACATTGACAGCACACCGCAGAAAAAGAGGTGAATGGAATTGAACTATGCAACAGCAGAAGCAGAGGACAACAGAGAGAAGATTTTGAAATTTATCGCTAAATACATAAAGCAGCACTGCTATTCACCGGCCATTTATGAGATCGCGACAGATACAGGACTGTCAAAGGCAACAATCAGAAGACATATAACAATGATGCTGGAGGATCACATTCTTGAGACGGAACATCCGGGAGACTCAAGAGCATATCGTATCAAAGGCACAAAAATAGTAATGGTAAAGGAGAAAAAAGACAAATGGAAATGATAATTCAAAATGAAACCGGTAATTTTACACTGCATGTACGGATCTCAGACTCGAAAGAATATGATTTTCTCAAGGATGTGACAGAGCTGGCACGAAAGTATGATTTCGAAAATGATGATTTTGAGATTGAAGATCCGGAAAAGGAAACAGATCAGGTACCGGAGACAACGATTAGCGAAGCTGCAGAAGAATACAAAGGATTTTTACATATTCGTTGCGAAGAATGTGGAGAGACAATCTCGTACAACGCAAAAGAGCCAGAGACACAGCACAAATGTAAGAAATGCGGACACGTAACACAGCTTAGAGCTTTAAAACCAATGTATGCAGAGTGTAAAGCCTGCGGAAGTTCATGGAAGTACATGACAAACAGAAACACTGCAGAACTGACGCAGGAATGCTTACAGTGCGGAAATTTGATCGACATGGAAATGAACTCACGCCGCACAGCGTATGTAACAAAAACGAAACGGGGGGGCAAGACCTCAAGGAAGTAGATTCAAAAGGAGAAAATGATGAATAAAGTAATTTTGATGGGACGTTTAACCAGAGATCCGGAAGTGCGCTACGCTTCCGGAGATAACCTGGCAATTGCCAGATATACACTTGCAGTAGACCGGAGATTCCGTCGTGACGGAGAAGCAGCCGCAGACTTTATCAATTGTGTGACTTTTGGACGCGCTGCGGAGTTTGCAGAGAAATATCTGCGACAGGGAACTAAAATTGCTGTTTCTGGACGCATCCAGACCGGAAGCTATACAAACAGGGACGGACACAAGGTATATACAACGGAAATTGTAGTTGAGGAACAGGAATTTGCAGAGGGAAAGAACGCCGGATCCGGCAGTAGTCACCCGCAGCCAGCTCCTGAAACAGATCCAGACGGTTTTATGAATATTCCAGAGGGAATAGAGGAAGAAATGCCGTTTTGATGAAAAGGAGAAAAACATGACGAGATTAACTAAAAGAAATGGTAGAAATATCACATATAACGAAAAACGAGAATTTATATGTTCACATTACTGCAATAACTGTTCACGTGGAACTGGTGATTGTGAAATTTTGAAAACCATGATTGAAAAACTTGCTGATTACGAAGACGCGGAGGAAATGAAAGAAAATGGATGCTAAAGAGGTAAAAGTGATTGCAAACCAGAAGAGACAGACAAACTGGTTGACAGATTATCATGCAAATTATAAGAAAAAGCTGGAGGAACACAGAAATGCAGTCATTTCCGAAGCAGAAAAAGAAAAAACGGACTAAGAAGAAAGAACCAGAGAGACCGAGCATCCTACACAGCAGAGAAAGCGGCACTTGTTATCTCTGCATGAAGCTACACAATGATTACAGACGACATCCGGCTCTCCAGGAGCATCACATTTTCGGAGGGTGTCCGAATCGGACACATTCGGGGCATTATGGATTGAAAGTATATCTCTGTAATGTGCATCACCTGGCAGGAACAGGGCCGGAGGCAGTACATTCAAACCAAAAGGTCATGGATATGCTGCATGAAGAGGGGCAGAGAGCTTTTGAAGACCGGTTCGGCAGCAGGGAAGAGTTTATGAAGATATTCGGAAAAAATTTTATCATGGAGGAACACAAACATGATGGACATTAACGACGTTAAGAAATTAATTGACAATGTGGCACAGAAGCCATTCCTATGCAGTAATACAGAGATTACGACAGACAACGGCTATGTGATTACCACAAAAGAGCATTATGAAAAATTGCGAAAACACCGTTTGTGCCGAGCGAGAGGAAGAGAAGCTATATTTCACCGATGGACAGAACTTGCAACAGTTGTTGAACCGTCGCCGCTGGTGGGTGGACATCCAGGAGGACAAACAAATATTACACTTGCAATTGTGGAATATAAAAACGGAAAAGTAGAACAGGTATATCCGGGAGAAATAAAATTCATGGACACACAAGAGTACTGGCCAGATCAAGAGAAATAATTAGTTTTAAGGAGGGCAGACATGCCAAACGTGAGACCGCTGAACAGAAAGAAATATAATATATCAAAGAGAGCTTTTCAGACCGCATACAACTATTGCTTACAGTATACAGAGTGGAAAGAGGAGCTGGCCGTAAAGAGAGACACAAGAGCCGGACAGAATCTGACTGGACAGCCGGGAGCACATAACTGTTCTGACTCACCCGCTGACGCAGCCATGGAAGCGGCCGAGATTGCACGCAAGATAAAGAAGATTGAAGACGCAGCCATGGAAGCAGTCGGAAAAGAAAAAGAGCTGTATCCATATCTGCTGTATTATGTGACAACAGAATATTGTACATTTCAGACTATGAAAGCCAGAGGCATTCCATGCGAGAGATCGTACTTTTACGAAATGCGTAGGAGGTTTTACAGTATCATAGCAAGGAGGATTAGATGATAGAATGTGATAAATGCAAGGCTCAGATGGAGCAGACTGCAAAGGAAGAACATATACCAAATACAGAATTGGACATCCAATACATTCAGTGTGAACAGTGCGGAAAGAAGTATATTGTACTGCTAAAGGATAACAAGACGAAAGGAATGTTGATTCGGATCAGGAACATGCAGGCAAGATACCGCCGTATGTTCGGGAAAGAAAACATTGCGAAAGTAGAAGCATACAGAAAGAGTATGGAGAACTTCCAGAAAACAATACAGAAGTACCAGGCACAGCTGAGAAACAATAACAAAGACAAGATAAAGGAGTATCTGTAATGCGGTACTCGAAGGACAAAATAAATGATATATTGATAACGTGGTATTCAGGAAAGCCACAGAATAATCGTTCCCCGCGAGAGAGGGCTTGCTATATGCAGGTCCTCTTTTGAGTTAGGAGGAATATGACGCAACAGGAAACAGAGTTCGTGCGCTGGTGCGTAGCGAACGACATACACAGGTTCTATGTGTGGACCAGGTGGAAACAGGTCAGGCAGCAGGTGTTGAAGATGGATCACAATGAATGCCAGAGGTGCAGAGAACATCACAGATACACAGCAGCCACGACAGTACACCATGTAAACTACGTGAAGAGACATCCTGAGATGGCTCTGGACATATGGTATGAGTGGCATGGAGTGAAGAAAAGAAACCTTATAAGCCTTTGCCATGAGTGCCATGAAGCAGTGCATGGTTACAGAAAACCGCAGAAGCAGGAACCACTGACAGAGGAACGCTGGGACTGATACCCCCGGTCGAAAAATTTGCGATTTTTGGCGGCCGGCCGGAGACCGGTGGGTGGCCTCGACAAATCTGCGAAAGGTCGCACATGATGAAAAAATAAAAAAATAGGGGTGAAAAAATGGCCGAAAAAAAAGCGGATATATTAGAAAGCTTAAAAGAGCAGCTGAGAAAAAAACAGGCAGATATTTCCGTCTTCAAAGACCTTTTGGACGACTATATGACCCTCTATGATGTCAAAAAGAAGCTAAAAACAGATATAAAAAAGCGCGGAGTGACCTTTGAGACCACATCCGCAAGCGGGAAAGCAACGATTGTAAAACAGAACCAGTCGGTCAAAGATCTGGTTGCTGTCAACAAACAGATGCTGATGATTCTGGACAAGCTGGAGTTGACAACGAAAGAAACAATAAAGGGGGATGATGATGACGAATTGTGATACACGCATAGAGGAGTTCATGGAGGCCGTAGAGTCTGAGAAAATCAGAACTTCCAGGGAAGTCAAAGCACTGGTATCACACGTCAGAAGTTGTTTCAAAAACGAAGACATATACACAGACAGCGAACAGCTGACGAAATATATCGGGATCGCAAAATATTTCCCGTTTGAAAAGTTATTTCCCTGGCAGATTTTTGTCGTGGGACTGCACGATTGCACATACTGGAGGGTATCAAAGACTCCACGCTGGCCGGATCTTTTCTGTATGCTCGGAAGGGGTGCAGGAAAAGACGGAACAATAGCGTGGGAATCTGCCTGCTTGGTAAGTCCGTACAACGGAATCAGGGCGTATGATGTGGACATTTGTGCAAATAACGAAGATCAGGCACTAAGACCCGTCAAAGATGTGGTGGAAGCTCTTGAAACGCCTGAACACACGAAAAAACTAAAAAAATTTTATTACTGGACATCTGAAAAAGTGATAGGAACAGAAACGAAATCAACGATTCTGGGACGTACAAACAATCCGTCAGGAAAGGATGGTATGAGATCTGGGATGGTGGTATTTAACGAGATCCACCAGTATCAGGACTATAAGAACATTGAAGTGTTCACAACCGGACTGGGAAAGAAACCGCATCCGCGCCGGTCCTACTACACTACCCAGGGAGATATAAGAGAAGGACCACTTGACGATATGCTTGGAACAGCGGCAGATATTCTTTTTGATGATCTTCCGGACAATGGTATGCTGCCATTTATCTGCAGATTGGACAGTAAAGAAGAAGTATACGACGAAAAGAACTGGGAAAAAGCAAACCCGTCCTTGCCATATCTCCCAACATTAATGGGAGAAATGCGAAAAGAGTACAACGACTGGTTAGCGCATCCTGAACGTCTCACTGCATTTATGACAAAGAGAATGAATATCCCAAGCGGATCCACAGACATAAAAGTATGTTCGTATGAGAAAATAAAGCTCACGAACAGAGAAATACCGGATCTGTCAGGGTGGACATGCACATGTGGGATTGATTTCTCAAAGATTACGGACCTTGTTTCTGTAAATCTACATTTCAGAGACGAAAATATCAGATACGACATCAATCATTCATGGTTATGCAGTCAGTCAAAGGACATTCCAAGGATAAAAGCTCCTCTGGAAGAATGGAGACGAAGAGGATTGCTGACAATGGTGGATGATGTGGAGATACATCCAGAGATCATCACTGATTATATTCAGGTGGCAATGATGAAATACTGCATAAAAGGAATTGCGATTGATGATTTCCGCTATGCTTTGCTGGCAGCAGCACTCCGGGAGATCGGATTCGACGCAAAAGTATATAAAAATTTAAAACTTGTACGGCCCTCAGACATAATGAGAGTTGCGACAGTGATAGACCACTGTTTCGCAAATGATAATTTTGTGTGGGGCGACAATCCTGTGCTCCGTTGGGGGACGAACAATACAAAAATGATCCCATACGGGCGAAAACCGGGAAAGAAAGATGATGCAGACATAGGAAACTATGTTTACGGGAAAATTGAAGCAAAAAGCAGAAAAACAGACCCGTTTATGGCACTTGTCGCATCAATGACAATAGAGGACATGATTCCATACGCACAGACGGCAGCAGTGCCTGACATTGGAGTAATGACTTACTGAAAGGAGGTGAGAAAGGTTGGGATTTTCATTCAGGAATCTGATACGGGGAAAGCCGGAACCAGAACAGTCGGTTGAAAACGTGTCTCGAATTGAGATTGCAGACAATCCGATTGAGAACATAATGACTGAGATTTATCTGAGGGAATTGGCTTTTCAGAGAGCAATTCAGATTCTTGCAAAAATGCTAGGAAAATGCGAGATTCGTACATTCCTGAATGGTGACGAAATATTCCGGGATGAATATTATACCTGGAACTACGAACCAAACAGAAATCAGAATAAACAGCAATTTTTTGATAAGCTAATCGAAAAAATGTTCAGAAATGGAGAGGCGTTGGTTGTTGCGGGAATAGATGGACAGCTCTATGTGGCAGATTCGTTCTGTACAACTAGAAGCGCATTGTACGGGAACACGTACAGCCAGGTGCAGATTGATGATTATACTTTTCAGAGGTCGTTTAGATCCACGGATGTTCTGTATATAAAACCGAACTGGAAAAATGTAAATACGATATTGCAGGGACTATATGGATCCTATGCGAAGCTGATCCAGTACGGAGCAAAGACCTTTATGCAGTCGCATGGATCAAAAGGAACTCTGGACATATCAGCTGTAGCCCAGAACGCAAAAAACTTTGATGATACTCTCAAAAAGCTGCTGAATGATTATTTTAAGACATTCTTTGAAAGCGAAAATGCAGTTCTGCCACTGTTCGAAGGATATACTTTCACAGAAACGAACAGGTCAAAGAACTACAATGAAACAACAACAAGAGACATAAAAGCACTATATGATGATGTATTTGACTTTACAGCGAGGGCAATAGGAATCCCTCCGTCAATCATGAAAGGGGACGTGCAGGACAACAGCAAGGCAATAGACGAACTGCTGACTGTTGCACTGGATCCGTTAGCCGGATCCTTAGAGAGCGAAATCAACCGTAAAAAGTACGGGAAAGCCGTATTGAAGGGTAGCCGCTGCATGGTAGACACGTCACACGTTAAGCACGTTGACATATTCAGCAATGCGACACAGATTGACAAGCTGGTACAGTCCGGAACGCATACGATCAACATGATTCTGCGTGCAATGGGACAGCCGCAGATCAATGAAGAATGGGCGAACCAGCATTTTATCACAAAGAATTACAGCACAGTACAGGATTTATTGAACAGCCTGGAAGGAGGTGGAGAAAATGGCGGGAATGGAAAAAGCACAGAATAAAACAAATTACTGTTTTAAGCAGGCAGCAGATCCGGCAGTACATTTGCTATACATCTATGATGATGTATCAGCGTATGGAGAATTTGACTGGAAAACATGGTCATATACCGAAAGCGAGACATCTGCGAAGTATTTCCGCGATCAGCTTGCGGCAATTCCGGAAGACCATACAATTGAATTACATATCAATTCAAATGGCGGATCTGTAAAAGAGGGAGTAACTATCTACAACCTTTTGAAACAGTCCGGAAGCCACGTAAAAGGAATCGTTGATGGGGTAGCGTATTCCGTGGCTTTTGTGATTTTACAGGCATGTGATGAAAGAATCATGGGCGTAGGAACAACAGCGCTGATTCACGAACCATGGGTTACTGCATCCGGAAACGCAAGAGAACTGAGAAAGACAGCGGATGATCTGGACGTACTTACGGCAAGCAACCGGAAGATCTTCCTTGAGCGTTCAAATCTGGAAGAACAACAACTTGCAGACATGATGGAGGCAGAAACCTTCCTGACTCCGGATGATTGCCTGGAATATGGCCTGATCGACAAGGTAGAGGATTACGGACACGCGCCAGAGGGAGACACGACAAAAGAAGGAATGCAGAAACGTCTCCAGGAAGTTATGCAGCACATGAAAGATACGAAGTCTTTCAGAGAGCAGCTGGAACTTATGCAGAAGAAAGGACAGAAACCCGAACCGGGAAAGAAACTGGAAGAACCAGAGAAACACACACTGCAGGGATTTCTGCAGGGATTCAAAAAAGGAGAGTAAAATGAAAAATAAAGATTTTGCCGCATTAAAGAGAACGGAAATCCTCAACAGAATGAACGCAGCTGTTGCGGAGAATGATTCAGAAGCGTTTTCAAAAGCATATCTGGAATTATGCCAGGACATTGAGGAGAACGTGCTTGAACAGGCGAAAGAGCTTGTAAATCAGAGCGACATGAACGTACTTGCACAGAGAGGCGTGCGTCAGCTCACAAGCGCAGAAAGAGAATATTATGAGAAAGTAATTGACGCAATGAAATCTTCGGATCCAAAGCAGGCGCTCAATAATATCGAGACTGTTTTTCCGGAGACAATCATTGATTCTGTCTTTGAAGAACTGACAACAAATCATCCACTGCTGTCAAAATTAAATGCAACAACTGTAACTGGTCTCACAAGAATGATGTTAAACACAAACGGAGAACAGAAAGCAGCATGGGGCAAACTCAGCAGCAAGATCATTGAAGAACTGACATCCGGATTCAAAGAAGTAGATGTAACTCAGGATAAACTGAGCGCATTCCTGCCAGTATCAAAAGCTATGCTTGACTTAGGCCCTGCATGGTTAGATAACTACGTGCGCCAGGTGCTCACAGAAGCTCTTGCAAACGGACTTGAGTACGGAATCGTAAATGGTACCGGAAAAGACATGCCGATTGGAATGGCACGACAGGTAGGAGACGGAGTGAACGTTGTGTCTGGAGAATATCCGGAAAAAGAGACTATTAAAATGACAGCTCTTGATATGATCCAGCTTGGAAATGTTACATCTATCATGGCAAGAAACAGCAAAGGCCAGGCGAGAACAGTAGATAACCTGATTATGATCGTAAATCCGGTGGATTACTGGAAGCGAATCCTTCCGGCAACACGCGCAATGTCTCCGGACGGCGTATATGTTTCAACACTTCCGATTCCTCTGGAAATCATTCAGTCGGCAGCAGTTACAGAAGGAACTGCAGTATACGGAATGGCCGGGAAGTATTTCCTTGGTGTAGGAATGTCCAAAAACGGAAAGATTGAGTATTCAGATGAATACAGATTCCTGGAAGATGAAAGAGTATACCTTATCAAGTTATATGCTCACGGATTCGCACTGGACAACAATGCTTTTGTCGTTCTTGACATTACAGATCTGCATCCGGTTCGCTTCGAGGTTGTAAGCAAACAGGAGGAACATGTAGATAATGCACTGCTGTCTGATCTGAGAATTGGAGGATTAACTCTATCGCCGAAATTTGACAGCGACACAAACACATACACAGCAAAAACAACAACTGCAACAAACACAATCACAGCGTTCCCGAAATCAGGAACAGCAGCGATTGAAATTACTGCAGGATCCAGTAAAGTAACAAACGGCGGAAAGATCACATGGAACACTGGAGCCAACGCCGTAACTGTTAAAGTTACAGACGGAGAACAGACAAAGACATACACCGTAACTGTAACAAAGGAGTGATAAAATGAGTGCTATGTCAGAAAATGATTTATCAAAACTTCTGGAGGATGTCAGAAACTATCTGGACATCACCTGGGACGATCCAAAAGGAGATGAAAAGCTCCAAGGAATGATAAAAAGAGGCATGGCATCATTAGCCGGAAAAATAGGGGAGTGCGATTTCCTGGGAGATACACAGGAAAGAACACTCCTTTTTCAACTTGTAATGTATGAATATTCCGGAGAGTTGCAGCAGTTTTGGGAAAACTACAAAAGCGAGGTCATTGGACTGCAGATAGCAAAGAAGGTGGAAGAATATGCCAAGAGCCAGGCGTAAACAGTTTGAAACGTTTACAGATGGGATACTCAGTATCTGCAAAACAGAAGACAGGGTGATCGTAGATACCAAGCTCAAAGACATTCGTTTCGGAAATCGCACAATCGGAGAGAGACGATATTTTGACGCACAGACAGCAGGAAATAAAATAACAAAATTGTTAAGTATTCCGGCAGCAGTGCTGAACAGGGAAGATATTGAAGCTCTTGACATTGTTATCATTGATTCACAAAGCGGCTGGCTCTGGGATCCATTCGATTTTGAGAGAGATGAGATTATCAATGAACATAATCCGGCAATGTACAAAATAGTGCAGATTCAGGAGAAATTTGACACTGCACCACCTGCAATATATCTGTCACTGGAAAAAATCGTACAGTTGTATAAAGACAGGAGGGGCGACAATGGCGGATAGTATCAGAATTGATGATCTGGCAGCAGAAATAAATCGCCTTGTTGAAGACTATGGAAAACAATGCACTGAGACAACGAAGGAATGCGTAAATAATGTTGCAAAAAAGACAGTATCAAAGCTAAAACAGACATCCCCGGTAAATACCGGAAAGTATAAAAAAGGATGGAAGAAAACTGTTGTGAAAGAAAATTCTACAAGTTTAGTTATTGCGATCCACGATACAAAATACTCCCTGGTGCATTTGCTTGAAAAAGGACATCAGAAAAGAGGGGGCGGAAGGGTAGCTGCAATCAAACATGTAGAACCTGCAGAACAGGCAGCAATAGCAGAGCTGGAAAAGGAGATCATGTCAAGGCTATGATGTCAGCTGAAAATATCAAAGAAATGTTGAATGAAATCGGCTTACCGTATGAATACGATCATTTTTCGACTCATAACTGGATAGAGCCGCCTTTTATTGTATGGAGGATTCCAGGAAGTGATAATTTTCACGCGGACGGGGTCACCTATGCAAAAATCGACGTTCTGAATATCGAATTGTATTCAGACGAAAAGGACTGGAACAATGAAAAGAAGATAGAGGACATCCTGGACAAGTATGGAATCACATACGACAAAACAGGAGAATATCTTGACTCAGAAAAAATGTACGAAGTTTTATACGAAATGGAGGTATAAAGATGGGCAAAAAAGATAACAAAGTTAAGTACAATCTTAAAAACGCACATTACGCATTACAGAACGAAGGAGAAGATGGAACAATTACTTTTGAAGTCCCGAAAGCGATTCCGGGATCTGTATCCATATCACTTGACGCAAATGGAGATATTTCACCATTCTATGCAGACGGAATCCAGTATTATGTGTCAGCTGCAAACAACGGATATGAAGGAGATACAGAATTTGCATTAATTCCGGATTCTTTCAGACAGGATGTCCTGAAAGAAAAGAAGGACGAAAAAGGTGTGCTGCATGAAATCAGTGATTCTACGGATACACAGAAATTCGCATTTCTGTTTGAATTTGATGGAGATCAGAAAGGAATCAGACGAGTTCTCTATAACTGCACAGCTACCAGACCGTCAATCGAATCCGAGACGAAAGAAGATAGTATTGAACCTGGCACAGAAACAATTACGATCAGCAATGCTCCGCTTCCGAACGGACGGGTAAAAGCTCAGACAACGGTAGACACAGACGACACTGTGTATAGCGGATGGTATAAGACAGTGTACTATCCAGAAACAATCACAGAAGCAACGCAGGCTGTTAATGTAGATAAAAAAGCCGCAGGAGAATAAGGATGCTGACAAAAACAATTAAAATTGATGATAAAGAGGTGCTTTTTGCCGCTTCTGCTGCAATTCCGAGAATTTATCGGATTCAGTTCCGGAGAGATATTTTTCAGGACATGGCAAAAATTGAAAAGTCCGTAAAAAAATCACAGGATAAGCAGACTGAAACGAAGGTGTCCGAGTCGGACATCCCTATCGAGGATTTAGAGATGTTCGAAAACGTCGCATTCGTAATGGCAAAACACGCAGCACAGAAAAAGGGACAGGATTTCCCGGAAGATGTATACGACTGGTTAGATCAGTTTGATACATTTTCAATTTATACAATTTTCCCGGAGATTGTAAAACTCTGGAACCTGAACCAGCAGACACAGGCAGAAGCAAAAAAAAACTTCGACCAAGTAGCCGGGAAATGACGACACCTCTATTCCTTCTCAGGTGCGCGCAAGTTGGAATAAGTATCCAGGATTTAGACCTTCTGACAGTAGGTCTTGTCCTGGATATTTTTACGGAAAAAACTAACGACGACTATAAATGGCCGAAAATGGCAACTCAGGAGGATATGGATAAATTCTAAACGGAGGTGATAATTTTTGTCAAAAGGCCGCGACATAAGGGGACTTACGATTGAAATTGGCGGCGATACCACAGGACTACAAAATTCACTTAAAAATGTAAATTCACAGATAAAGACCACACAGGCACAGCTGAAAGATATAAACAATCTGCTGAAACTGGATCCTACGAATGTGGAATTATTACAGCAGAAACAGAAAGCGCTTGCTGACGAAATCGAAAGCACGAAAGAAAAGCTGGAAACCTTAAAGACTGCAGAGCAGCAGGCACAGCAGCAGTTTGCAGAGGGAAAAATCTCCCAGGAACAGTATGACGCTCTGAAAAGAGAAATCATTGCAACCGAGGAGAGCTTGAAGTCTCTGGAAAATGAAGCGAAGAATGCACCTACTCAGATGCAGCAGTCGCTTGATGGTCTGAATGCAAAAATAAATACTACACAGACAGAACTCAAAGAAATTGATAAGTTGCTGAAACTGGATCCTACGAATACGGAACTATTACAGCAGAAACAGAGAGCACTGTCTGATGAAATCGGAAACACAAAAGAAAAGCTGGAACTTCTGAAAAACGAAGAAGGGGAAGTACAGCAGAAATTCCAGGAGGGAAAAGTATCCCAGGAACAGTATGACGCTCTGAAAAGGACAATTATAGAAACAGAACAGAGCCTGCAATCGCTTGAGAATGAAGTTGGATCAGGATCCGCAAAACTGGCCGAGATTTCTGAAACATCCGGGAAAATAGGGGAGTCGCTGACATCTGCCGGAGAAAAAATGCTTCCGGTTACGGCGGCAGTGACAGGACTTGGAACAGCAGCAGTAAAGACTGCGGCAGATTTTGACAGCTCCATGTCCAATGTGGCCG